TTGTCGATCGTAAGCGGGCGCAGCACCTCGCCAAGCCGCTCGTCATACTCAGCGTCAACGGTCGTGAAGCCGCCGGCATAAAGCGCCAGATCGCCGCGGATGGCCTCGCCTACACCGATCATCGGCGGATTGGTCGCCTTCTCGCCCGCCTCGATCAGGGTGGCCGTCATCGCCTGGAGAAGCCGCGCCTCGGGCAATGCAGCACCGGCGGCCGGAGAAAACCCATATTGCGATCCGCTGACCGTCTGCCAGCGCGGGATCACATACATCATGTAATTCTGGCCGGTCACTTCGATTTCGTGGTCATTGTCCACATCGACGAAGATCGAGACGAACCGCGCGCGCTTGCCCTTGCCAAGGAAGTCGCCGGGATAATCCTCGATCGGCATGACGATGTGGCGAACATTGACCTCGCAATAGGGATCGGCCTTTGGCCCCGTCAGCTTCTCGATGATCTTGGGATGGACCTTGCCGGGAAACACCTTCGATTGCTCGATGGCGGTCGACTTCCATTTACGGTGGACGGTGCAGACCTTGCCGCGCACATCCTGCGCCCATGCCACGTCACGCACATGCCAGCAGCGATAGAGCAATTTGTTGACCGAGAAATCGACCTCGACGGTGATGACGGCATTACCGATCGCGGCGAAATCGTGGTCAGCCTCTTTGGTGGCGCGGGTGAACAGCGAGTCTGGATCGTACATCGCGCGGCGCATCACCGCGGTCTTGTCCTCCAGCCATTGCTTGGCTGCCTGGTCCTCCTGATCCTCGCGCGTGGTGGCCGCATGAAACCAGTCGATCGAGGTTGGGCGCAACATGGTCGAGAAAATGTCACCCAACTCACGGCGCATGATGACCGGGATTGAGGTGGCAAGATTGTCGGCATAGTTGATGCCCGGCGTCCGCATCGCCGTGAAATCCGCCCGCTCGGGGTAGAGGTTTTCACAACTCTCCTGCCAGAACGACATCAATGTCGAGCGCTTGCCGAAGAGATGATCGCCCTGCTGGATGAGTTGCTTGGCGTCCATCAGCGCTTCACCCTCTTGCATTTGAAGAGACGCGCTCGATTTTTACCGATGCCGCACAAGCCCCAAGTGATGGAGCGCTGGCCACGCAGAACGCCGCTCCGACGCATATCCGAGTCAAACATGCGACGAATGCTAAGCTCGCGCCATTTATAGCCAGCCTTGCGGTGGGCTACCCGATGCAGCCGATAAGCAAATGACATCCCGTGTCGGCTCGAAGGATTGCGCCCTTCGACGGGCATCGACTTAACTCTGTTCATGATAAGACGGCTGCGTGCGTCATACCGGCCATCACTAAGCTTGAGCGCGAGCTTGACCCTGAGTGAAAGGTTCCCCATCAGATCAACCCCCAAGCGAACCCACGGCCACGCGATGAGCGGACAGGATTTGGCGCATGATGCTCGACAAGCTTGCGCCGAGCGCGCGTGAGAAACACCGATGCGATGTTGGGATCGTAGGAGTCCGAGACACGCGTCGCGACCGCCTCACGGCTGACATAGCGCCCATGCGCAGCAGCAACGGTGTAAAGCGTCAGCGCCTCTGCGATCGTCAGCCCCAGATCGTCGCCGTGGAAATGCGCGGCGGCGCGCGGATCCAGCATAAAGCCGTCGCGATCGATCACCTCGTCACGGGCCAGATTGAACCCGCACGAGGGACAGATATGGCTCACCCGCCGAGTGTTCCGGACAGGCTGCCGCCGTTGGCGCGTACCGAGCCAAGGATGGAACCTTCCTGCGGAACCTTCCAACGCCGTCGCCTCAGCGCATCCGGGTTTTGGTTGTCCGGCGCCAAGGGCGTGATCTCGGGCTGAGTTCCGCTTGATGTGGGAGCAGACTTCTTCTTGCCGCCCAATATGCCCAGAGATAAGGTTTTGATGATCTTCTTACCCACCGAGCGTGCTCCCGCCCCCGTCAGTCAGGATCGTCGAAGTGCGGCCTCCCCGCTTCATCTGGGCTGCGATCGAGCGCTTGCGCGCATCAAGTATTGCCTGATCGTCGGGCAACGGCATGACCTGCGGCCCTTGGGTTGGCGCAGGCGCGCTCTTCCCGCCGCCGAAAAGCTTGCCGCCGAGCAAGCCGAAGCTCGCCACCTTCAGGATCTTCTTTGCCATCTTTACACCGTCTTACGGACAAGGTCGAAATACGGCCTGCCATTTACGACCGCGCGCGAACGGACGAAGCAGTGCCGCTCCTCGCTGTTAAAGCTACGCTCTTCGGCAACGAACGAGCCTACCTCGTAACCTGGCATCTTTTCGAGGTAGGCCCTCTGGGCGCTCTCAAGTCTATCCGGCACATCTTCCATTTCAGCGTTTCCTCGAGAATGTCGGCCCGCGGCCGAAGACGACGTTTGGTGTCGGCCCGCGCCGCTGCTTTTCGCGCCATTGTTGAGCATCTGTTATCGCCTTGGCTCCGGCAAACCACGCCATAACCACCGCGTCACCGCGGTCAGGTGAGCGGCCAATGCGCTTGACTAGAGCGTCCTTAGCCTCAAGCTTTATGCCCGGCCCATTAGTCGGCTCATAAAGGGGCGCTGTTAGATCAGCCAAAAGCTCGCGGTCATCAGGCAACATGATCGATGAGCCGCCAGGCTGGTCAGGATTTAATGCTTCCCGGAAACGCCAATAAGCCTCTGTTCGGACATTGAAGAAACGAAGTTGCCGATCGACCGTGCGATTTACCGATTGCTTGATGCCCATGAAGGAGACGACATCGACACCATTGGCCTTAAGGTGGGCATAGGCGTCACCGCCCCAGCCCCCACCAATATCAATCACGACCTTCGCATTGTCGCGGCGCTTTGAGACGACAAGGCCGGCGACGTCAGTACCCCCAGGCGTTTGTGAACCAGGATACGTCAGCAGCGGCGCGAACCATCCATCATGACGAATGGATAGAACCGTATGGTCAGTCCCGCCCTGCGCTACGTCAACACCGATCGCGCACATCGGAACACCCTCAGGCGGCCGCGAGGACCATCTGGCTTGCGCTTCCCTTACCCATTGCGTCGGAATGGCTTGCCAATGATCATCGGCAGCTTCGATATCAAATCGGCCTTCGCGATAAGCGAGGCGTAGTGCCTCAGGCAGGCCAGCGAGAACACTGTCGTAGTTGGTCGCGGCGAGATCTGGATTGTCTTCTAGACGTGCTGGCAGAAACGTTCGTGAGCGCGCCTTGACTAATTTCCCTTCAACCTCGTGCGGCCCTGGGCCATCGACCTCAATGCCGCCCACGAACCACCGCAGTTCGCCAGGGGCGGCAGGATTGGGATGAGTGGGATCAAGCCACGGCGCCCAATAACGCACGACCCAATAACCCTCTGGGCGCGTAGGCGGATTGCCGGCGGCAACAACCCGGCAGCGCTGCCCCTGATCCGCCGATCGGTTCCATATTGTAATGAAAGTGTATTGGCTCTCGGTGAAGTCGGAGACCTCATCAAAAGCAATCAAGTCGTGCGGCGTGCCCTTATATTTCTGCTTGTCGTCCTCAAGCTGACATCCTCCGATGTCAATGACCCGGCCATCGGGAAGCCGCCACACACTGTCCTGCCCGTTCCAACCATCACGATGGCCGATGATGTCACGAAACCGCTCAAAGAGCTTGGATGCCTCCTTGTTGGTCCGGCGCAGGATAAGCGAGTGTTTGTGCTGGGTGAGGGAAAGCCCAATCATAAGGTCGGACTTCCCACCACCCGCTGATCCACCGTAAAACAGCTCGTCAGCCTCGCTATCACGAGCGGCGCGTTGCGGCCCTGGACTTGGGACCCAATAGCCGACGCTGGCGAGTTCCTGCTTGATGACCTGCTTCTTTTCAGGCGCTATCGCCTCAAAGTCCGCGAGGTCGTCGAGAAGCGACATCAGCCGGTGAACGGCACCGCGAGGATGTCGTACCACACCCGCACATAAAGTGGCTGGTCGCCGGTCGTGATTTCACCTGAGAGCAGGTGAAGCACAACGTCGGCATTTGCCACCGGAGTAACGTCCGCTGCCGTTGTGGTGACGGAGCCGGGCATGCCAGTATAACGCGTCTGTGCGGTCGTCTGGTCGAGGAAGCCGGTGGTTTCGATGACCGACGAACACTGAGCGCCAGAGCCGTTGGTATATTTGAGCACCAAATCTTCACCCGAGGCGATGCCGGCATAAGCCACGCCCGCGGGCTTGGAGATGGCCACCCGTAGCGGGATGATCGCGAAACCAGCGGGGGCCGCGGGAACGACCGTCTGCGGCGTGGCGTTAAGCGCCAGAAGCTGGGCAGAGGTGATCGTTGTCGCCTTAAACGTGCCGAGCAGCGATTGCGACCCGTCAAGGTGGTTGAACAACAACCCTCCCCTGTTGGCGATGCCGAAACGGCGGCCGTGAATAGACGTACGCATTACCGTAGGTGGTGCAGTCATGATGAACTCCTATGATGCTTGGTTGCTTGGAGATGCGCTCTCAGGCCCCGAGCGCGGGGGATTTCAATGAGCCTTGGCTTGCTGCTTGGCGTTATCCATCAAGAACCGGATTCGGCGCACAGCCTCCAAGTCGGACATCTCGGACATCTCGATCGGAGCACCATCTTTGCCCGTCA